AGCTCGTAAGCCAAAGCGGTCGGAAACTCGGGCCATGCCACGAACGGGAAACCCTCGACCTCAGGCAAGTTTCTCAGTGCTTGGCGATAGGTCTCAAGGGCCGTTCTGTCTTCGTCTTCCAGAGCAGAACGTTTGGCTCCTGCTGACCGCGCCACGGTGATGTCAGGCAGTTTCACATAGTCGTCTGTATCCGAGATTCGAGCATTGCGCTCTGCTTTGATCTCGTTGCTGTAGCGCTCTTTGCAAAAGTCATCGGAGTTTTCCGGAAGGTCTGCCTGTGTGTAATATTTCCCATCAGCACTCTGATACAGCTCGTCAGTAATCAACTGAGATTTGACTGCGAACTGCTGACCCGTCTTGAACTTGACTTTGGCTTTACCGATCAACGGTTTTTCCAACACTTCTACCTTCAGGTTGTCAGCTTTCAGCTTAGGCGTTGTGAAGGTGTAGAGGTCATAGCCATACTGGAAACCCTCTGGACGATTAAGCGGCTCAATCGGAATTTCCTCTTGAACCTTGTCGCCTTTCAGGTACTTCTTATCAACCAGTGCGATAAGCTCGATTGAGCACGGCTCGACATGGAACCCTTGAACGTCCGACAAGGACGTGATTCTGCCGTTGCCCATCTTCACGCCGTAAGCGGCCACTGGCTTAGATAGCGCCTTGGATAGGTACTGCTGCTTAATCTCTGCAAGAGTTGTCATGCCTGATCTCCGTAATGCTCGTCGCAGTAGGCAAAAGCCAGAACGTGGAAAACTTTGTCACGTGCTTTGGAATAGGAAATCCTCTTGCCGGTTTCCGGATTGAAATTACGAACGTCCACACAAGCGGAAGTGTCGGTAACAGTGAAACCATTCTTAAGCACAAGGGTGCATACCATCGTGCCTGTACCCGCCACATGGTGGTAATCGGCATGGTCGATCATGGCATCCACCGATTCAGGACTGATAACAGGGTATTTACAGGCTTTTCTAACTTTTTCTCTAATCTCTTGAGTGTTCATGTTTTATCTCCTTATGAATCAGATTCGTTTTCTAAAGCGTCGATTTCGGCTTGAGTGGCTCCGTTATCTAAGCAAAGCTGTTTGAGAATTGGCACGAGATAGGCCTCGATCTTTGAGCCCAAAGTGCTGGTCACCCAGGCCGCTATCGCAGAAGCAAAAGACGCGGCGAACGCCGCGGCCCAGCCGATGTTTGTTCGAGCTTGCGCCCGCTGAGCGTCTGTAAGATTGTTCTGCTCCGTGTACAAAATAGCCGTCGGTGCCTCGCCCGGATCGCCTTTTGGCCCGTCATTACCCGGGTCACCCTTCAAACCGCTAGGGCCTTGAACTGAAAGTTTTATCCAATAGTTTTCGTTGGTAAGTTCTGTTCCGGCGGGTGCGGCTTTAATCGCTTCATAGACATAACCGTCGGCGTCCTTCACTCGGTCAAGAATGTTGTATGCGGTCGTAGCGCTATAGGTGCCTTTCCACGTGTAACGCACCTTTCCGATATTAAGTGTTGGCATAGGTAGCTTCTACCTCCCCGTTGTCGTTAATAGAAAATTCAGCAGGCGCAAGACCCACGTATTCGAGCTGAAGCATTCCCTCTCCGTTTACTTGGAACTGTCCGAAGCAGGTGGCATAGGGACTCTGACCCATAGGCCCCGCTTCACCCCGCTCACCCGCGGGCCCCGGACTGCCCTGCAAACCGCGCTCACCGCGGGGGCCGCGCAGGTTTGAAATCTTTGCTCCGACTGTGGCGGTTGTCGCGGTTACAGCAGTAACTCGGTACAGGTCCCCGTTGGTTGTATTAAGAACGAGGTCTCCTGCCTTGATGTATGTAGAAGGCGTCAGGTTCGATAACGGAAATGTTTCGTTCTCGGAGATAGTCGGGCTTGTGCGGGTAGAGAATCCTGATTGCGAAGCAACCGTCTGAATCTCTTGGAGTATCTGCTGACAGGTCAGCTTGTCGTCGTTCGTTGCGCTGGCATTGGCCTGAGCTTGCGCCGCCAACGCTTCAATGGTTTGAAACGTCAGCATCATTGCGTCAATCTGTGCCTTGATCGCCTTCACCTCTGCAACGTCTGCTTCCACCGTGGCGTACACAGACTGAGCCAACTGCGCATACTCTCCGGCGGTCGCAGCGACCTCCAAGACTTCAGTCAGCACTTCTTCAGGCGTCTTGTCCTGCGTGTACGGCACGACTAAAGCTCGGTCCGCAAGAAGTCTTACCTGCTGAATCAGCGCGCAGAGCTTGTCAAAAACCTCATTTAGAGTCTTAGGAGAAAAAGACCCGAGGTTCATCAGATGCGTCTTTTGCAGATACGGAATGGACGAGACAATGCGGAACTTCAAGTCTGCTGCGGGCGCCGTTGTAAACGTCACGCTCCCGCCCGGGTAGCCCTCTTGATCTTCGTTGAGCGTCACCGAGTAGAGGTCGCTCGACATCACTTTCTCGGAGGACTCCCCTGTTGCCTCGTAAATCGTGATGTCGGTACCCGCGTCAAAAACCTTGAAGGCGAAGGCGTAAGTCTTGGTCGAGCCGTCGCCCACCAAGAGCTGAGAACTCCGCGCTTCTGTTGAAATACTCATAGCTTCTCCTTTTTCTTGGCAATTCTGAATGAGCGTTACGGCGTCAAGTATCAGTATTCCGAGTAGCCGAAGATGACAGCCAACGGGTTATCCGTCTTGCCGCGTTCGATAGCGTCGATACCCGTCATGGCGCGAGTGATCGGAGCCGCAGGCAGTCCGAATATGGCGCCCGTCATGTTGGTAAGCGACTTCCAAAAAGCCATATCGAAGTCACCTTGCTCGACCTGCTGAGCAAAGCGGCGCACGTCTTGGAACTTCTTCATACCCGACGGCCCTGTATAAGAATCCGTAATGCCCGAGAACTCACGCAGGAAAACGAAGAGACCGAGGTTAAAGTCAACGACAGACCACGGTGCTTTTTCCATGCAGTGCTCCCACCAATCGTCAGGGTCGGCGCCCGCGACGCCTGCCTTAATGCCCTCGCGCAAGAAGGTTTCGATCACGGGCTGGAAGCAGAGCAGGAGAAGCGCGTCGGCGGCAAAAGCCATTCTGCCCTTGGTGTGTTTGCTCACCATCACGGTATTCAGAATGGAGTTAAAGAACGTGTAGAAGACCGTAAAGATTCGAGACAAGGGACCGCCGCGCTCGACCGCAGACAAGTCCATAAGGCGCCCGCCGCCTTGAGCGTCAACCACTGCGCGGTCTGCGCGGGCGACGGCCTCGGCGTCAACGCACCCCTCGGACAGTGCTTTCTCATAAGCACCGAGCCACGTGGGTACGTCCACCAACATCTGAGTGAAGACAATCATGGAGTAGGCATAGCGTTCCACGTTGTTTCTGAAGCGTCCTAACGAGCTTTCGGAATAAGCCTGAATCTCGGCCAATTCTCTAAAGCGCGTTCTTGCGCGGTTCTCAAACGCACCGCTCTTGCCCGCGGCGAACTTGAAGGCCGCTCTCGGCCCCATTGTCAGGAAGCGAGACAGACCCTTGGCAGTCCACTTATGACCGATGACCGCTGTGGTATTGATAATGCCGATGGGCTGAACAATAGCCGTGATGACGTTCAGACCCAACGCGGCAATAGAGACACCTGACGTGACCACTCGGGATATGGCGTCAAGACCCTCGGGCTGAGAGACATTCCCTGTGGCAATAGCTTTGCGCCACTCGTCGATAGCACCCACTGCACGAGGCCCCCAATAATCCGCGAGCGTCGGGCTGACTCGTTTCAGAATCTTGCCCGAGTTCACTACCCACTCTTCCCAAGCGAGACGGTGGATTTCCGCGTCGAGGCCCTCGAAGGCCGCACGCAAAGTCAGTGTCACAGCAAGTCCCTCCACTTTCTTGGCGCGCTTCTCTAAGAAGCCTTTAGCGGTGTTCTGACTGCGGGAGGCCGCTGCTACCTGACTCAAGGCGTCTTTCATGTTGGCGAGCTCCTCTCCCTTCACGCTTGCCAAGCGATCGTAGACAATGGGGTAGTAACCACCCTTAAGATTTACCACGGTGCCGTCGGCAAGACGGAAGGAGATAGGACGCGGGGGAACTAGCTCAGGCGTTCTGCCTGTCAAGCGCTTGGCCTGCGCCATAACTTCGGGCTGAAGCTCGGCGAAGGTATCCCATACTTCTTGGACGGCTTCGAGCTCTTCCTTGGTAAGGGTCTGACTCACGATCTGAGCCATCTCAGCGGCAGTGAGTTTGCGCCCTCCTGTCGCAGGTTTCCAAAGCTCGGAGCCTGAGACCAAGCGGTCAAGGTTTCCGTCGTTGCCCATGTTCAGCGCCATAGCGATGACTTGGCTTCGCGTGAAACTCGACTGCGCAAAGTCGTAGTAGCGCGCTTTTTCAAAGGTCTTGCGGCCGAGAATCTTGAAGGCTTTGAATAAACGTTTGGCAAAATGAACCTTCAACTGCTCCTCGTGCGTTGCCGCTTCGTCTGCGGGCTTAATAATGGCCTCGAAAAGATTGCCGTTGCGCTTACCGTCCATTGCCGCAAAGAGCGACGGAATACGAGCGTGCGACATTCCGATCTTATCGAGCGCGTCTTTGACCTTGGCACGAATGCCGACGTTTTCCATTGCACCCTTGGCCTCGATACCGTGCTTCTGCGCATTGGCGATCACGCCGTCGGCAATTCCGACTGCGACGGTATCCAGCTCTATGGTCTCTCCTGCGAGTTCTACCGTGTTCACGTCGCGTCCCAACTTCATAAGCTGACGCACTGCGGCTTCCAACTCCTGCGCTAATTCAACAGGCAGGTTCTTAGGGTCGGCGTCCTTACCTCCGAAGGCATCGCGAATGCGGATCTCTAAGTCGTCTTCGATGTTGGGCTGAATCTCGCCCTGATCTTTACATTCCTGACTGAACTCAGAGATCGACACGGCGTCTCGGGTTAAGTCCTCGGAGACGCTGTAGCCCGCAGTGGCGAGGAGCCTCTGCGCCATAATGAGGTAGCGAGTGGAAGTACCCTTGATCTCCTTACGGTTCTTAATCCGCTTGTAGAGCTTCTCTGCTCGGGACTGCTGCTTCTCAATCTTCGTTGCTTCGTTCGCTAAGCAAAGCTGATAAAGCTCCTGTCTTTTCAGAAGTGCGGCCTGCTTTAGGTCTCCGCGCTTTAAAGCCGCGAGCGCTTGACGAGCTTTAGCGGCGGCCTGATTGCGGTAGTTCTCCGCATGAATCTCTCTCGGAGTCTTGCCCTGCAAAGCCTCTCGCGCCACGTCCGCAAAGAAAGCGGCGTCAACGGTGCGGTTCTGAGAGCGTTCCAAAGCGTTGATCTCTATTGCCACAACTCGTGCGGCCGCGTCTTGGCAGACCGCTTCGTCGGCAAGTTTCTTAATCGCCTCGGGGCTTGCGATCTCGCTTCGCTCCGTATCCATTCTCTGCTGGACTCGGGTGTCCACAATGGCGTCGATGTCAGCGTTGGCGAGCAGGTCTTTAACCATCTCGTCGGCGCTTGTGTAGCCGCGGTCACGTGCGAGGTCTTGCGCGCTCACTTGGCTTGTGCCCTTGGTGTGAACGTAAAGGAGCTTAGCCTTCTTTAAGGTCTCGATTTCCTCGTCGGTGAAACCGAGTTTAGAGAGCTCGCTCTTAGTGAGTTTCGGGCGGTACTTCGTGCCGTCGGCCTGCTCTTCTCCGTCGCGCAAGAAGGACATCAACTGACCCACGCGGGTCTGATCGAACTTAGCTCTCTCCTCTTTGGCAAACTGCTTGCGTGCTTCGTCGGCGGCTTTTGTCAGCTTCTTTTCGGCTTTGAGCTGTAGGCGGCCTTGGCGGTGCATATTCTTTACCAAAGCGGCAACGAGGTACTCATAGGCCTGCGCGTCGCGCTCCTGCAAAGTGTCCTCGTAGTCTTGGAGCGCACCCGGCTCCACTAGGCCCGCGAACTGCTCCATCAGGTCAAACATCTGACGGCGCATTTTGGCTTCCGTCACCTGTTCTTGGGCGATAAAGAGATTGTCGAAAAGCTCCTTGGTCTGCGGATTGAGTTCTGCTCCGGGGATACCCGAGAGAACGTAATAGACCTTTTTCAAGAAGTTGGAGAACTGACGGAAGAGCGCACGCAAGCCTCGCGTCGGTGCGCGTCCGTCCATGAGATATGCCTCATAGGTGCGGGCGAACTTCTCGTGCAAAGGACGTTGCTGTTCTATTGTCATGGCGTCCCACTGCGCAAACGAGTCAATGCCCAACCACTTCATAGCCGCCTTAGTTGCGTCGAGATAATGCTTCTCGCCCTCGGTGAGTTCCTGTGTCTTAGCCTTGTTCTCCAAGTCTTCTGCAATAGCGATACGGTTATGCAGGAACCAATGGCCTGACTCATGCACAAGCGTACTCGGGTCGGCAGAGGCCCAGCGGACGATGGTGTTCTGACTCGGGAAGAACTCGCCCTTGGAGCCGTTGCTCTGCGTAAGACCCGCGGCGTTGGCTTGCGCGGGATTGGCCACTTGCTTGAGGCCGTGCGCTCTCCAAAACTCCGTAGGCGTCATGCCGAGGTCTTGCGCCGCTGTCATTGCCAAAGACAAGCAGAGTCCTGTCATGGCGGCCTGCTCTGTCTGCGGCGCGCCCGACTTCTCGAAGACCGAGGCGATCTCCTTAGTTAACGCCTTGATTTCACTCGGTGTTTCCCTGGGACGTACACGTTCCAAACGGTTTGCAATTGGCTCGGCGACTTGCGCATTTTGCTCGGCAGATTGTGCATTTTGCCTAGTTAATTGTTCATTTTGCTCGGCGGGTTGTTGCCCCGCCAAACCCTCTGCCACTTGGTCAATGGCCTGAGAAACGGCGTCGGCGATGTCAACTACAGGGTTGTCAGCCTGCTGCTCTTCCGCGCCTTCCTGCGGTGCCTGCTCAGAGGCTTGGCCCTCGCCCTCCATCCCTTCCATTTGATGCAGGGACGGCTCGTCGGCTAAGTGCAGGAGCGGCGCAAGATCGTCGTTGATGTCGGAGCGAGCGATACGCATAAGGTACTCGCCCGCAGGGATTGCGATCTCGCTGCCTGACTGCAAAGCGGCTTGGAACTGCGAGGCGGCGCTCGGAGACAACTGCACAAGAGCTTCTGCAAGCCCTGCGTCCTGCACGGCCTGCGCGTCGATATAGACCTCGGAATGCCCCACGGCGTCCCCGATCTCTTGGAAGTAGCTCTCGGCCACATCAGGTGCGCGTTCGGCCAAGACGTTCTCGCGGGCGAGCTGTCCGAGGTCTTTGAAATTCTGAGTGCGTACTTCGGCCTTTGCCTTCTCCACTTGGCGCGTCATGTAGGCTCGGTGGCCTGCGGTCGCAATCTCCTGCGGCGCGGTGGTAAATTCGCCCACCATTTCCGCCAAGACATCAGACCAAGAAGTGATTCTGCCCTCAGAGGCGATCTGACCTAAGGCTTCGCCCGTGCCGCCGAGCGTGCCTTGAACGGGCGCTTGGACAACAGATTCGGCCATAATGCGGGACGGAGCAGAAAGTTTGGCGTGCAGTGCTTTAGGCAATAACGTCTTGGAGGCAAGACCTGCGGACGCGGCGTCAAGCAGTGCAACGGGGCCTGCGTGGAGCGCCGCTTTCTCCCTAAACTCCGCGAGCTTAGCGGGGTCAGAGATTGCGGCTTGCATGTCCTCAGCGGTCATTCCTCCTTTTCCTTCCTCATTGATCTTCCCCATCAGGGTGGAGTTTCTGTCTAGGCCATAAGAGAAAGCGCCCGTGACTGCGGCGGCACCTGCGGGGCCCGCTAATGCAGAAGCCAAGCCGATAGACGGCATGGCAGGTGCATACTGAATGAAGGACTCCCAAAACAGCTCAGGAACAATTCCCGGATGCGTCAGGATGTAGCTTGCCGAGTCTCCGAGTTCGGTCTGTTGTGCGAACTCCTGCTTGGCCTCAGATTCAGGAAAGAGCGCGCTCATGCGATTGGCGGTTGCCGTCTGCGTTGCGTATTGCCTCTGCTCTTTCTGCAATTCCTCACGCATTCCCTTGATGTTCTGCGTGAAAAACTGCATGGCGATGTTGGCGATGTTCTCGTCCTTAATGCCGAAAACTTCCATAGGCGTCTTGCCCTCGCGAAGTTCTGCGGTCATCTGATCGAGCCGCACCAAACGAGCCGCGGCGTCGTCGAGCTTACCGATGTTGCCCAGCCCCGGCATGGTATTGAAAAGACCGAAAGAACCGCGTGCGATAGCGTTGCGGCTGTCCTTGAACCAACGGGCATCGTCATATGGACTGCCTGTCATCTTGAAGATTGCTTGTTCTAAAAGACCCGCGCTTGCCACGTCGTCCTTGACGAGCTGAGCCTTCTCAGGGTCGGCAACAATCCTTTGGAGATAGACGGGAGTCATTGCCTGCATTGCGGCATAGTCAATGTCCTGCGCCTGTCGGATGGACACTTCTTTTGGCGTCATCTGCGCGGCTTCTGTCGGCGTAATACCGAACTGCCGAGCCACGGCAAAGTTCTTAGCCGCCTGCTCGGGCACGATGTCCTGATTCAAGGCGTCGGTGTAGGAGAGCGCGGCGGACTGCACCGCGGCCTTTTTCATATCATCTTCAAAGGACATAGTTTTTCCTTAATCGTTTCCGAAACCGTCGAAGGTGTTGTTGAGCGGGGTCTTCGCCTCTTCAGCTACTTCGCCGTCCATCTTTTCCTTCTTCCAAAGGGAGCGCGTGTACCATTTGAGGGTTTCGAGCGCGTCGGGGTCTCGGTGGTAGAGCCACTTGAAGGTCTTTCTCACATAGTCCAAGCGAGGCTGAGAGAAGCCGTCGAAAGAGAACCCCTGAAGGTTGGTGTACTGACGGGTGTCGAGATTGACGAGCGCCTCATAAATCTCGCCCTGCGAAGGGCTGGCGTCGGGCAAACCGAGGCGTTCGCGCTTCAAGGTGGCGAGCTGTTTGCCAATGGCATAGAGATTTCCGCGCTTGGTGGTGTTGGCGTCCTTGGCACTGAGCTGAGTAAAGTTCTTTTTAGAGTCGGGCATGATGATGTTGTTCGTGTCGTACTCATGGCTCAAGAACTGTTTGGTCAGGTCATTGAGCGTATTGGCTCCGATCTCCTTACCCTGCCTAGCGAGGACTTGCAGTTGCTCAGCGACAAAGCCCCGGAACATACCGATCATGTCCATACGCTTGTTCTCGTCTAAGTCCTTCCATTCTTGGGCGCCATAGACTTCCTTAAACGATTGAGTCATGCGCTCCATGCTCAGCTCGTACTCGGGCTTGAACTTGCCGACTTGAGCGTCGCGAACGTCGAGCGCCTGCTGTTGGTGCGCCATTGCGTCCTTCTCTTTGAGGCGTGCTCTTTGGTCGTCAAGCGCTTGGCGAACGTCTCCCGGCACGGCGGCACGCACCAACGTATAGCCCGCGTCGCTGAGCTCCAGCAGGGCCTTATCGTTGGTCATGTATTTGGTGTAGAGGTCACGGTCTCCCGACTGATCGTTGTTTCGGAGAGCCTTAACCTTGGATGCGATCTCGGCAAAATCGCTCGGCGTCACACGGTTCTTGAGCTGAACGGGTACGTTGCCGATGTCGAAGCTGTTTTCAAAACACCAATTGAGAATCGCCGCACCGCCGTTCTCGCGCTCCCGCATATCGGATTGCCGTTGCTTTTCCAACTGCGCATAGGTTCGGTCGGTAATGCTGTTGCGGTGCGCGATGTCGAAACTGGCCCTCGGGTCAAGCTCAAGCACCTTGTCTTCCACTTGTTTGCGGGAAGCATACTCTCCGTACTTTTGAAAACTGGCAGGGTCAAAGATCGAGCCGCCGCTACCCGATTTCATAATGGCGGCGTTATATCTTTCTCGAAACTTCGTCACATAGTCGCGGCTGTGCGGGCCGAGGTAGTCGAGATAAGACCCGCCCTTCTTGGCGGCCTCGGTCAGTGCCTTCTTAACCGCACCTTCCCCTGCGTGGTACGCGGCGCTTGCCAATTCAAGCTGACCGCCGAACTGACGCACGAGGTAGTTGTAATGCAGAAGTCCAAGCTCGATGTTGTAGTCTCGGTCTTTCAAAAACTTCTCTTTATCCCATACAACGCCGTTTCGCTTGGCGGTTTCCTCAGCAGTACCGATCTGCATTTGCGCCGCACCGTAAGACCATTTACTTTGGTCTTTAGGCACCGAGCCGTCACGGTAACGCCCGACAAGCACTTGGCCCGTCTTGGTATCGAGCTGATGTCCGCCGCTTTCCATCCCGATACAAATGCCGAAGCCGTGCTCGGCAGTACCGAGCTTGTACGGCGGCATTCCGTTGTGGCCGAAGATTTCCGTGTTGCGCGTCAGGCTTCTTGCCACGCTGTCCACCATGTTGGTGTCGTTGATCTTGTTGGCTTCCTGATCGACCAAGTTACGCGTGCGTACAAGATCGGAAGCCGTCATCAGATCACCGTGTTCTTTCAGAAGGCGCTGTGCGTCAACGATAGCTCGGGGGTCGTTTTGGATGTCGGCAAGAATATTGGTAACGGCACCTGCCACGCCCTTGGAGACCTGCTCTCGGGCATAAACTTGAGCCGCTGCTTCGTCCAGCCCTAAGAACTCTCGGGCATAAAAGTAGGCGTTGCTGTCGGCTAGTTTCTGATTCGCTTCAAATGACGCAGGGTCGTTGATACTCTTAATCATCCCGTTGACGCCGATTGCGATATTGCCCTCGGCGGAAGACTTTTTCCACGCGTTGTTTTGTTCAAGAACAAAAGCGCTTGCGGAGTTGTAGACCTGATTACGGCGATTGATGTAGTAGCGGTCTTCAAACTGCTTGAGCATTTCAGGCGTGAAGCCTTGGGTGTATTGACGCTTCGCGGCTTCCAATCCCTCGTCCACGCGCTGAGCAAGACCCTTGCCATCTTCGTCGGGCATACAGGCCTTCTCACCGTAAAGCTGTCTCCAACCGCCCTGCGGCTTGCCATCCTCACCCGGAACGCCATAGGTGCTCTCGGTGATATAGCGCTCCAAGTCGCCTCGTGCTCGCTCGATCTTGGCCTCGTTTTGCTTTTGCTGGAAGTAGAGCGCGGCGCGGGCCATAGGCTCGTAGTTCGGCTGCTTGACCTGCACGCGACCCGTCGGGTCCATGAAATCGGTTGTGCCGACGTTGACGGTCGGGATTAAGTCTTGTGTCTGATTCGGAATTAAGCCTGCCATTATCTTCTCACTCCTACTCCTGCTTTAAAGGATTGCCAATAGCTTGCGACGCGCCCCGCGCCTTCGAGTCCCGCGGCAAATGCATTGCCCAGCGCCAAGTCGCTGTTAGCCGAGCCCAAAATACCCAAGGCGTTGGACTGCCCCGTCAGAGACGCGCCCTTTGCGGCGTAGCCCCAAGACTGCGCGATAGCGTTGAGTTCAGCAGTCTTCATGTCCTCGCCCTTCAAAAGATCAGTCGTCGTCATAATCTCTGCGATGTTGCCTGTACCGAGCGCGATACCGTTGGCGGCGGCCCGCGTTCTCTGCGTGGCCTTGGTCTGTGCGGCTTTACGAGTGAGTCTCCCGATAATGGCCTCTCCCTGCCGACGGCTCATCTCGACGCCCATCTGCATAGACTCGGCATTGTTAGCGGCGATCTTGCTCTGCGCTTTCTGCACTGCGGCCTGCGTCTTAGAAGAGGCCCAAGCGCTGTAAGCACTGCCTAAAGCCTGACCCACTGTCAGCCCTAAGCCCACAAGACCGAAGGTGTTGCCCCAGTCGGTCTCCTGCTTGGTGCCTTGGTTCTGCGCGGCCCTCGGCTCATAGCCGTAGTCGAGAAAGGCCTCCTGCTGGGCGGGCGTAACGGGGCCGAGCCTTGCAAGCTCGAACTGCTCCTGCTCCGCGGGCGTGAAAATTCGCGGCGTATTGGTTTGATAACTGTAGTAAGAAGACATGAAAATCCCCACGTGGTTGTGGGGATAAGGTAACGCTTCAAATTGTCGTCAAGTGTCAGCCCGCAAGGTCAACAGTAAGACCCGTAATCTTCAGCGGCAGGGGGTCAGCCTGCCTTACGCAGACCTTTCCCTCGTCCTTCCAAGAAGGCGTTGTCAGCACGGCAACAGTGCCTGTCACGGCATTCGGCGGAGCACCATACGGCTCGTCCGTTCTCTGCTTGTTCTCGGTCAGCTCTTCGAAGGACGGCCCGACCCAAATGCCGCTCGAACGGTAGACCTGTAGCCAAGCCTTGTTGATGTTGGCCGTGTGGCCTCGACCGTAAGAGCCGTCGTTGAGCTGAATGGCAATCGGTAAGGTCTGAAGTTCTGCGGTGATCGGCAATCCCACGTGAATGACCGAGTGCTCTTCCGGTAAGGTAATCTTCCCGTTTTTCACCTTTTGCGGCGGCATGACGGCCCCGTCCCCAAGCACTGCCACGGTACAGCCTTCGAGGTGGTTAAGCCCTTGAAGTGTCGAGACGGGCACGCCTCGGTAAGTAAGACCCGAGTCAACGTAGAAAGACTCTTCCAACGTAGCGGCGGACATAGTGCCCATGCGCTCCACGTAGCGGACGTAGGCTCCGTTCACAAGGCGGCGGACTACCACGTAGAGGCGGTCTTCCTCGCCTTCGGTCACGACGGCGCAGGACTCGAAGTAGCCGTCCTTAGTAGTATGCACGTGCCAAGCGCCGACGTTTTGCTCGGGCAGGTATGTGAGACCATAGAGTTCGCCCTTGTTGGTGGCTCCCCAAATGATCTGCTCGGGAGCGGCGGTAACACTTAAGTCCACGACACGCTTGCCGAGTTCAAAGAGGTGCGGGGCGCGGATGGAAAGGTCGCTGGTAATAAAGCCGTTGGCCTGCCAATTGTAGCCAAGCTCTCGGAGGTGTCCGCCGCGGGAAGCGGCATAGACCGCCGTGTTATTGATGATGACGGGCTGGACGGGAGAAGCACCGATATAACTCTGCGGTTTCACGGAGATGGAGTTCGGCGTCAAGGCGTCGGAGTTCACGGACGTAATGCGGAACTCTGCGGTCTCTGTCAGTGCGAGAAGCTGAGAGATCGGCACCAAGTGCTGTACGCGTGACGCTTGCTGAGCGGCAATACGGAACTTAATGCGGTTGTCGTCCTGCGTCGGGATGGTGTAGCTCATATCCGACTCAGTGCCCGGACGAGTCCCCCATAACATCTGCGGACGGACGCGAGTGCCGCCGAAAAAGCGCCTCTGCTCGTAGTACGTCACACATCCGGGATAGTCGCCGATTGCACCGAGCGACAAGCTCACGGTAGCACCCGAGCCGTATTCAGCATAGACCGTGGCTGTCGGGTTGATATAGCCTTGGCCGCCGTCGAGGATGTTGACTCGCGTCAGCTTCCCGTTGGCAAACTCAGGCGTAAGAACAGCGCCTCGACCCGTCGGGTCGGTCACGATAATGCCGCGGTGTGTAAAACCATTTGCAAACACACGGCCCGACGCAGGCGCCGTCGTTCTCACCAAGTTGAGACGCACCTGTGTAGTGTCGTCCAAACCGTAACCGTCGATGTTTCCCGCGTCCATTGTCAGCACAGGGTGCGCCGTGCAGTCGATAATCAATCGAGGTTTGACGTAGCCTGAACCTGCCTTCTTGATTCTCAGACCGATCAAGGGCTTTATCGCTACGTAACCCGTCTTCTTTTTATCGAAACCGTGGAAGTCGATGTCATAGACTTTGTTCTTATCCGACTCAAGAATAGGCTCGATCTCAGCTCCGCTTCCCGTACCCGCGTCGTCAACGACGTAAATGTTGTATTGAAAGTAGTTAATGTAATCGACGAGGTTCAATACTTCCCAAGCGTTGTACCAAGCATGATACGCAGGGATTTGCATTTTCCTTTCCGTGCGCCACTCTTCCTGTGAGTCCAGTGTGACGCTCGTAATCTCACCGTTCGGCCCCACGTAGCCCGTGCCTGCGTTCGTGATCGTCGCGGATTGAATGGAACCCGCGGACTGAAAGATCGTGTCATATCGAGGCGGTGTGATGGACTCGTCGGCGGCGATGTTGTCGTCCGTGAAGGTGAGCGCGTTAGTTTCCCCGATGTAGCCATAGACGCCCGACAAGGACTTATAGACGCGGTAGCGGTTAGCGCCTGTTACGGCGCCCCATTGAATGACATTGTTGCTCTCATTGTGATAAAGATTACAAGAGATGGTGAACGCAGTACTTGCGCCCGACTCGATGGTGCCTTCGTCGGTTTCCTTCAAGGCTGTCACCACGTAGCGGACGTTAAAGCGGTTTTCACTGGTATTGCCGTTGGCGTGATATGTCACACCGCTGATGGTAGGCGCAGAGATGCCAAGAGCAAAATCAATGGTCTCTAATCGCCAATCGTAGGCGCTGTAGCGCTTTAATTCCTTCGGAGGATACTTTGTATGCACGAGCGTCAAAACGTCGGCAGACTGCGTGTATTTGATCTCTGCGAGGTCGTCTGCCTCGTAGGGCGTCGTGATCTCGTAAGGAGAGCTGCCCGACATCAAAGTCGCGCCGTTCGTATGAAAGCGCGCATACTTGTCACCGAACTCAATAACCATTGTTTGATCGGACGAAAACTTAAACGGGATAAGGCGCGTTTTCTTATCGGCGTACTTCGTAGCCCGCACGAACTCAAACCCGGGGCGGTTGAAGACTGCGCCTTGCGGGGAGCAGACGAAGTTCTCGCACTTGGCTAGTCCCGTCTTGTACTTCTGATCGTCCACGCGGCCGAACATAGCGGGAGACACAACGCCGCCCGCAAAAGAGACCTGCACACTTTTAATAGCCATTGAAACCTCCCCGAGCTTTTATCCAATCGGGAATGTGCTCTGCTGGCTGATTCTTTTCCTTGGCGTCCTTACGTGTTGCTTCTCCCAAAGCGATCTGATAGTTGCGCATACAGGCGTTCACCACGGTGATGCCCTCTTTGCTCTTAATGATGCGGCCCGCGAGATCGGAGGCTAACCGCCACGCCAATGCGTCGATAAACAAAGAGGTAAAAGACCCCGGGTTCGGCGTGGCGGTTATATAGCGCACAATCGGCAGTTCGCAGTCGGTGTAAAGAACTCGCTGACCTTCCTTGGACTCGATCTCGTAGTGCTCGTTCTCGGGCGCGTAGTAGTGCGTCGTGTCGTTAAGACTCTGCACCGAGATGACCCGAGCGCACTCAGGCGGCAGAACGTAAGCGGCCGCCCATCCGTGCGTGTCCTCGGTCGCGAGCTTGCCCGGCGCCATACGCATGGTTGCAAAGCTCCAATCATGGGACTCAAGAAGAGAACCCAAGGCGCGCTGATAAAACGCCGCGCAAGCCGCCGCGTGCTCACTTCCTTCGGGAGGGTCAAGCGAGATGATCGAGCCGTCCTCGCCGATACGAGATAAAGCGAGGTTACAGATTTGGACTTCACTTGCCATTTACTGCTCCTAAAAAAACGGGCGCACTAGGGCGCCCAAACCTCTTCCATGGAGTGACTCAAATGCAGTTAACCTGATTCTTTACTTAGTCTGCATGTAGGCAGTAGAACCTTTCCAACCGCTCTGCTGCTCCACGCCCCAAGTGATGATCGTAGAAACAGTGGCCTTAGCGTTCGGAGCGCTTTCGCCCGCGGCTTTAGTCGGCGTGTAGTAGGCACGCAGATAGCGCTTTGTGACAGCGGGGAGCGCCATATCGAGGATTAAGCCCTCGTCAGGAATGGTGACCTGCGGACCCGTAAGAAGGTCTGTAAAGGTGCCTGTCTCGGTATCACACTCCTGAATCTTCATTTGGAAAAGACCCGCAGAGCCCGCTTCAATGGTAGCGACCACGTGCAGTACCCCGTTGGAGCCCGGTGTCGGAGAAGCCTGACCGAAATCATAGGTGTTGGTGGATGCGGCGGCCGCGGTTACGACTTGGCCGTCGGAGAGTTCGTTAAGTTTGTCAACAATCATTCTTTTCTCCTAATTAGGCGTCAAACGGAACCTTGGACTCGCCAAATTCCAGAGCGTCGCAGATAGCGATAGGGATACCGTCGTACTTGTCAACGTCCTGACCTGCGACTTCAGAGATACCGTAGCGAACGTTCTTAGCGTGTTTGAACTGTTTCTTGAGGCAGTTCTTGACGGTGCGGTTACAGCAGATCACGAAGCGTCCGCCGTTTGTCAAAGAAGGCATACGGTTAATCGCGTCGGAGAGCAGATCGTCAAGATCAACGGCGCCTGTATCAGAAGCGTCGGCTTTCAAAGCGGCCTTGGAGATATTGGCGATGCGGACGACATAGCGCCAATCGCGAAGCACGAGGCCCACGTCCCAAGAGAATTTAGTGCGGGTAACGTCGAACTTGCCGCCGTTGGCGTCTTCGGTTGTGCAGATACCCTTGTCTTCTGTCTTGAGACCCGCGGAGGAACCCTTCGGATAAGTCATAAAGAGCGTACGCGGAGAGCAGCACATGACCCAAATAGAAGTCAAGTCAGAGGACTTGCCGGAAGCAATCGTGCCGCCGCCGTCGATAACATTAACAGCGTTGTCAGCCGCGGACTTCTTGCCTGTGGCATAGCGAGCGGTCAGACCAAGAATAGCTTCGGGGTCTTTCTTGTTGTCGCCGTAGAAGATAGCGCGGTCAACTTTCTGATTCATAGCTTCAACGAAAGCAAGTTCTTCAGTGAAGCGGAAGTCTTTATCCCAGCCATTGATCTCAAGAAGCTGAGTATCAACTTCGGCCCAAGCCTCGATACGACCGAGGGAGTCTTTGACCTGTTTGGTTGTGGATTTAGACGGCTGGACGCCCCAATTGAGTTTTTTCCATGCAACGGTCGGAAGGCCTGTGCGAACGGTAGTCACGTGTTCTGTGACGCCATTGGCCTCGATGGTTGTCATGTAGTTACGAAGCTCGCTTGTTTCGTTAAGGGCTTCGATGATGTCAGTATCGACGCGCTTGTCGGGGCCCATGCGAGACGCGATATCAGCAAGCGTCGGATTGTATTTTGCGTTGGTGGACATTTCCTCTCCTTCTTGATTACTTCATGTTCGGGGTATTCGGATAGCGGACGAAAGGCTGAGTCTGCGGACCGTTGCCTGCTCCCACGCCTTGGTCTTCTTGGAGCGTCTTGCCGACGCGGTAAAAGAGTCTGAGAATCTCGGGGTTGCAGCCGAGACCCGAGACAGCGAGAACTTTCTTCAACTCAGGCGTGGCGTACTTGTCGTAGGCGAGCTTGGCTACTCCGAGATTACGGTTGTAGTTGGCGCCCCCGATTTCAGCGTCGGCCTTGGCCGAAGCAATCCATTCGTTGGCGTAGCCTGCAAGTTTCTGCTGAAGATGCGCGGCAACTGCTGGTGTCATGGAGCTGACGAGCTTCTGCGCTTTCTCCTGAGAGAGACCCAGCTCTCGGGCGGCGGCGCCGAAGTCTTTGGCGGATTCCTCAGAGAGCTTGCCGTAGTCACCCATGTCGAACTCAGCGTAGTGCTCGGGGGCTTCGCTTACCGGCTTGTTATCCTGCGGCGCGGGATTCTCGCCCAACGGATTGGGAAGTCCGCCCTGCTCGCCTAACGGGTTAGGCATTCCGCCCTCAGTTGTTGCTCCTGCGGGAGCGGGTGTCGGCGCCGGTGTCGGAGCCGGTGCAGGTGTAGGGGCGGGCGCCGGAGTCGGTGCCGGTGCGGGTGTTCCGCCTTCTAAGCCTTCTGCCATTTTTTAATCATCTCCTGTTGCATTAACAAAAACTTGTGCGGGCAAAGCACCTGAATCTCTTCAAGAAGCCGATAGCCCAACTGCTTGCGTCCTTCCGTGAAGGCCATGTCAATTGCCACATCCGCGGCCTTCGGGTTGTAGGTCGAACAGAAGACGCCGCTTTCGCTCATCAAGGACCAAACGAAGCGACGGCCCTGCTCGGTTGACAACACGGTTTCGAGATCGTTTTTTCTCTCCTGCAAGACCTGTTTGGTCTCACGTTCGAGGACTTCGCGTTCACGCTCCCGTGCGTCCCAATCGAACTTTTCAGAATTGTCAACCATCAAAGTCTCTTCAAGTATCAGTTAGTAGCCCGTGAACGCCTGCATGATCTGCTCGGGGCTTTGACCCTGCATGGTCATGCCCATGTTCTTGGCGGCCTGCGTCGCCCCTTGGAGCTGTTCCATAGCGGCGGCCTGCTGTTCAGCCTGCGCTCTCTGCTCACGGATGACGGCGACCTTCTTGCCCGAGACAATGAAGCGCGGGTCAACGCCCAAAGCGTCGGCATACCACTGCGGCCAAAAATCAAGATTGACGTTATCCACGATGTCGGGGCGCATACCTGCGAGGTTGCCGAGCACCGAGAACATACGGTCTACGGAGTTGGTGCTAATGGCTTTCTGAGCCTGCGCGAGGATGGAAATAAACTCGACGTTTAACTGCTGGCCTTGAAGGTCTTCAGGGAGCGGCGGCAGAAGGTCTGCCTGCACGAGCTTGTTAAACACGATGTTGATTAAGGGGTCGAGCATTTCAGCGTTCAAGCGTTCGAGCACGGGTCCCATCAGCAGCATCTTCTCCTCGTGCCGCTCGGTGACCTCGGTCGCCGTCATGGTCTTGTCGGTGGAGTTGACCATCAGCATGAAGATGTCGCGGTAGAAGGCCTCGTTAATGCGCTGGCGCACGTCCTGAATATCGACAAGGAGAGAGTTCAAGTCGAGATCGACCATGTAGGCCGAGCGGATTTGCTGGGCCTGCTGTGCGTTGGAGTACGGAATAACGCCGCCCGGGAGGAACTGCGTCCCCATGTTCTTCATTTCGCTCGGGATAAGGACGGGCGGATGAACTTTGTAGTCAATCGCCTGCGACTTGCGGAACTGCATCTGCTGCAACTGACAAAGGTCGCCCAACGCCTCCATGCCCGGACTCGTTCCGTAGATGTCGCCGCCTGTTACCGACCAACGAGCGCACATAGCGGGAAACTCCGTAAAGCCTGTTTCGCGCAAGACTTTGCCCTTATCGCCGCTCTTCTCGAAGTACACCGACAAGTACGGCATATTCTTGGCGTCGGTCTTCCTCGGGTCTCGTTCCGTGCGAGGCTCAATCGCGTTGATAACCTCAACCCACTCGTCCATCTGACCGCGGTCATACAGGTCTTTGACCGTGCGGCTCACGTTCTCAAGGCCGAACTCCTGCACGAGCATAGCGACCGTCATACGAAACTCGCGGTACACGGTATTGACTCTGCCTCGGGAGTCCGTCGCGATAGCGAACTCTCCGATGGTAAGCGGGTGACAGTGAATCACGCGGTCGAAGTCGTCATAGATCAGCGTTGCAGACGTGCCGAAGGCGCCCAACTCCTCATAGGCCATTTGCAGAGCGCGGTAGGTGTTGGACTTGTAGAAGACCATCTGCATGAGAGAGGTGACCTGCGACATCCAAACTTTGACCTCATAGCTCTCGTCAAGCTCAGGATTGAACGTCGTCAAACGGAACCACGGGCGAGCGGGGCTAGTCATGCCCGACATCATGCCGCCCGACAAGGTTCTCAGTGCTCGGGTGCCCGTGCTGTCGAGAATCTTGCGGAATGCGGCCTTGCCTCCGCGGTTATTCTCGGTAGGCAGAAAGCGACCCGCTCTCGGCAGAAGCACCTCGCTGATGTCCTTCCAATGCGACATCCAAGAGGAGCGTTCTTCTTTCAAAGCGTCCCAGCGGCTTTGGACTTTTTCTCTAAGTTCCATGTCTTAGCCTCCGAGAAGGGTGCCCCCTTTCTGAAGTTGGAGTTGATTTTGGTCAATGCCCTGAGCGCCCGACAACATAGTGGTGCCGAGGTCAGAGCCCGTGTTGGCTTCAAGCAAAGAGCCGATGTCGGCCTGCTTCTGATTGGCGCGGTTGTACTGCTCTTTCTGCTGAGCCAACTGCTTGTTGGACTGATCGACCTGCGCGTTAGCCGCGGCGCGCGTTGCCTTGGCCTGACGGTTACTGCTGTAAATGGACGCCGCGGTACTTACGACCGCTGCTCCGACTGCGACTCCGCTCATGCTGAAATCTCCTTCTTTCGGTTTTGTAACTGTTCAAATTCGACGGTGAACTCGCGCTCGGCCTCGTCAACCGTTTTTGCCTGCGTCGCAAAGATCATGGTGATCTCGGTATCCTCTAAGGCCCAAGCCATTTGCTTGCGGTTGATCTCGCCCTCCAAGACGTGATAGCCCTGAAGTTCGTAGACGCGATCTCCCGAGTTAATGCGCACGTGCCCGCTGACAATGAGAAGCGTGGGCACGCGAATGAGCGTTCCCACGGCGGCTGTGCCCGCGGGCATTCGGATGGTGCGGGCATACATCCCGCCGTGCAGGGAATGCTCGACGGGGAAGACGTATTCGGGGAAGTTCTGTTTGAGCGCTTCGCCTAGCTCCTCGACGCGCCGTATCGCGGCTTCCGTTGAGGTCGGTAAGGACAACTCGTTCATGCGGGCACCCAATAGACGTGCCGCAGGTCAGCGTAGCCTTTGGCGATACAGAGCCTCTCAAGTTCACTCTCAGGCGGCGCGCACAGCGCCAAGCCCTTCGCGCCCGCTTCACGGGCGATGTCAGAGGCGGCCCAAAGCAGACGCAGACCCGCGGTACCTTTGCGGTAAGCGCGGCGAAGGTAGAGCGCTTCCATAGTGACCACGGGCATATCGTAGTGGCGGGAGTGCTGAATCAAGACGGCGGCAAGGCCGACGATCTTTCCTTCTGCAATCACGGCCGCAGTCTTCAGGTTGTCCCCGAAGTCCTCGTAGGCTTTCCAATCCACTTTGACGGCGCCGGTCTGAGAGTTGTCGAAGGCTTGCGAATACTCCTCAATGAGTTCGTCAAAGCCCGGGTACGACATAACCTCCTGCGTGCTCAATACCTTCACGTGCATAAAGTTCTCCGTTGTTTTGCCGTAGTATCGGGCGCAGAAAGCTCGTCAAGTATCAGAAGCGGAAATCGAGGGGGTTGTAATCCATGCGGGCCTGTGCCACGTGCTGGTTGGCGCGCTGGTAGTCTTCGGGCGAATATTCCGCGATCAGCATTGAGAATGTGAGACAGAAAGCGTCGGCGATGTCAGGGGAACTAAGACCGCGCTTTTTCATGCTCTCTTTGCTTTCGAGCTTGATAGCACCCGACGGACGGATTTCATACTCGGGCGCCACAAGGTCGTGCTTCAGGTCCTCGTCCTCAACGAGACACCCTTTCTTAAGCCACTCTCGGGCGCGGCCCCATATCTCGTCTCTCTTGCGGTCGAACTGATCTGAGTCGTCCGCGGCCATAGAAAAGTTAATGCCATAGACTTCCTTGTAGCCTGCGTCCAAAAGGATGTCCACGACGCCTGCGCCGACGCCCGTCTCGTCCACGAAGCAATAGACCTGCTTAAAGCCGAGTTCGTAGCAGTAAGCGATAGCCTTCTTGATCTCGTGGGCGAGTGCTACAACAGAGAGTCCGTGAAAAACTCGGTAGGGCATTTTGGCGTTTTTGCCGAACCGGAAAAAAATTACAGAGTCGTCGTCACCGTATCTCGCCACATCCACGCCGATGGTGGCGACCGTCGGGTGATCGGCGGGTGCGCGCTTCATAGCCTCTTCAACCGAGAAGGAAGGTATGAACTGATTGCTTGCTTGGTTCGGGAACTCGCCTCTCACACGGACTCTAAAGAAGTCGGAGTCTTCGCCATACTCCTCTTTCCATGCTTCGATCTGCCGCTTGTTGGTAATCGCCACATCTCGGGAGTCCACGTGCCGCGTGTACCATGACGCCCTTTTCTTGCGATCGTTAAAAGCGGCATAGAACGTACCCGAGGCTCTCGTCGGGTTTCCGAACATGAACATGAAAGGCTCGCCGTCGGTTAGACCGCCTTCGGCAACCTCGAAGATTTTCTCGGAGATACCCGAGGCTTCGTCGAAGATGTAGAACGGAGACGAGGATGCGGCGTGCTGACCTGCGAAAGACTCGGAGTTCTCCTCTTTACAAGTCACCGCGTCCACTCGCCAAGTCTCGGGCGCCTCTTTAGCGCGGATGGAGTCGGCGGTGTACTCGAACATATCGGCAACGACCGAGCGCTTCATCCACTTGTTGATTTCAGCCCACGTCTTGGTGGTGAGCTGGCTTGCGGTCACGGCAGTAACAATGCCCTTGCAGTGTGGGCGCGTTGCCATAAGCCACGTCACAAGAAGTGCAGTAAGGCAGGACTTGCCGATACCGTGGCCGGAAGCGATAGCGATACGCTGAGGCATGACGGCGTTTACTCCGTCGAAGCCCCTCTCTCTTACGCCGCGGCCGATGTCTTCCAACAACTCGCAGACCCACTTATCGGGGCCGAAGTCGCAGTGAAACTGAGAGCGCCAAGGCTCAGGCAAGCGGACGACAGACATCTCGGGGAGCTGTCCCCACGGGAAAGCCCACATCACGAACCCGAGCGGGTCGTCAAAGAACTCGGCAAGCCGAGTAGCGATCTCTTGTTCAAGGTATTTGTCAGACACGAAAAAGCCCCGTAAGTTAAATTCCGAGGCTATTGTGGTTTATAGGAAGTTGTTCAAGTGTCAGTCTTCGCCTGTATCCCTGAAGCCATCCTCCTTCTGTCTAACACCTTTGTAGTGTGGGTATCCGTGAATAATAGGGCGCTTCCAGTTATATCTTCTCTTCAGCTCTCCTGTTAATGCCTTAGCTGACCTGATCCCTGCATTATCCCCTCTTTCTGTGCAGAAGTTCTGCCATAGCTTAAACATGGAGCTGCACGCGATACGGCTCTTGTCGTTTCCGTCAACGACTAAGCGCTCCTCGACGAACTGCCCCACAAGGTCATTATCCCGACGGTATTCTTTAACTTCATCCAGCACTTTTTTAGGCGGATTTAGCCCTTCCCTTTGGGCCTTAAGCGCGCCCTCAATCACCCAATTAAGTATGCCTTCGTACTCAAGCGAGAGCTTATCCGCTAAGTGATCGTCTTTTTTAAAGTCTTTGTCCGTATCAAAGTTTCTCGGAAACTCTATCAAGCGAATACGGCGCCATGTACCGTCGTCGGCTTCCCTAATATCAGGGTAGAAGTTCGTGGCAATAAACGGGATGCCTACAATCGAAAACTTTTCCTGCTTAGAAGCGTAGGGCGCACGGGCGCTAATCTCGTCGCCGCCTGTGATACGTTTCATTTGCGCGGTATTGATCCTGCCTCCCTGCGCTACTTCGGACAGTTTGATTAGACGAGCGCCTCTTAAGTCGATCAAGTCCGCACGCGTGGAACCTCCGCCCGAGCTAAAGAACACGTTTTCATCTGCGGCACACTGGTAGTCCCCGAACACTACTTGAATAGTCTCAAGAATAGTAGTCTTACCATTACAACCGCCGCCATAAAGAAACACCAGAAGCCCCGCATTTGTTTGCCCTAAGGCCGCCTGCCCAATAAGACGTTGGAAGTAGTCCACCGTTTCGTCATCATCTAGACATTCTCTCAACGTTTGCTTCCAGCGGGGGCAGTCAGCCTCGGGATCGTAACAAACTTTTGTGTGTCGAGAAATGTAACGCTGAGGGTCGGGCTGTAAAAACTCTCCTGTAGTGAGGTCAATATCACCATTGCCCACGCCGAAATAACGGCGGTCTGTGTCGAAAATTCCTATATCAACACATATGTTGCCAATAGCCTTAAGATAACCACGGATCTTGTCTAACAGGGCCGGGAGACTTGTGTCGTACAGCTTTTGAAGCCTATCCAATTGCTTCTTTAATGTTGTATTCCCCGCATACTCGACTCGCTTTAAACTAAGAATGTAGTCCATTACGTGAGATATCCGCTTATTTGCGTCTTCAGTTTCCTTATCTACCCAATGCCCCATTTCAAAGATCACCCATCGATTTGTGCTAGAGATAAACCTCAGGGTTCCTTTAAGATGCTCTGAAACGGCAATTGCAAGAGTCTTTTCGTTTACAACATATCCCGCCCTTTCCATCCCGTCCGGGACATGCATAAGAAGCGTGCGGTAGGTAACAACCGACTCTCGATCAGACCTAAATGATCTCCATCTGGCTTCTATCTCTGCGTGGTCCTTGTAGTTGTACCCCTGCTGTGACCACTTGTCCCACACTTCCATAGCCATTGGGTCGGCGTCAAACTCATGGTGCCCCGCTTGCCCTGCCGTAATCCAATCTTTGTAGTCGGCAGGGTTTAGGTCAGAATCAAACAGGTCCTGCTCGTACTGCGCGAATGTCTTTCCTAGCTTCTTGTCGTAGTTACGAAGCCATATATCCTCTGGCGACAGTTTCTCGTTGACCTTAGCCAATGCGCTATTTGAAGAGGACTTCGTGGAATAGCCGAAGGATCGCGCGATTGCGTCGAGTTCTTGCACGATCTTTTCAAAGTCTTCTTTGGTTAGCGGCGGCAGTTCGTCCACACGAATAAGCTCAGGCGAGTATTCCATGCCGCCCTCCCATTCATACTCCTCGCCTGTAGCCGGATGTATGCCGTATGCGACAAACTGTTGATTCTTGCCTCTGAACTCAATCTGCGCCGTTACGCGCTCGTCGCCTTCGCCCTTCGTGTACATTGGCGAACGAGTCGGTGCGAGGTTATCGACGTTACGAAAAAGCATTGCGAACTTGGGGCGTGCTCCGTAACGAGTAGGTATAATGCAGTCAGGACGCAGCTTTCTGATGACTGCCATTATCCTATCTGCGAGTTCGTGCTCGTAGATGTCCGCGTCAACGCACATAACGTCTTCGCCGCAGATTATGCCAACGCTTCGATCTGCGGCGTTGTCATTTTCACAGTCCTCGGCGGTAACGATCTTTTTTGTCCAGCCGTTCTCAATCGGATTCTTTCCTCTTCCTGCGATCTTAACGATTCGGTATCCGTTCACGAGAAGGAGCGGTCCTTGATCTCTAAAGTAGTTCATTTAATCGGTCTCCCGCATTCGCTTTTCTATCTGTTCGATTAACCGCAGACGCGCTAAAGTGCTCTCCTTATCCTTCGCCAATAGATCCTTAAGGGCAAGTTTTAAGACAGTCAATGTCCCGCGGCTAGTACCACACCCGCCTTCCAAAAAGTTATTAACGGCGCAGTATGAAAGCCTTGTCAAGTCTGTTATATCCTTCTTTTTATAACCGAGGGATTGATAAGCCGTGCGCATTGTTTCAAGATTCATAGTACTTCACTTCGCTCATAAATTAACCATATAAATTTAATTTAACACTAGTAAGTTGTAAAGTCATCTATAATTTCTAAAATCAGTTTCACACTTTGGAAAAACCTTTTATGAATTCAACCTCTGATTTCTATCTCCCTAAAGGGTTTGGCGCGCGTTTGCAGCGCTTAATGGATGAAAAAGATGTATCCATGAGCGCCTTAGCTAGGGGTATCGGGATTACCTTCCCGGCAGTAAATTCTCTGCTCAAGGATAGAACAAAAGACCCGAGGTGGAGCACCATAGCGAAAATAGCAAGCTTCTTTGACGTACCTATTCGCGACCTTATGGAGGACCGTCCTGTTCCTAGAACGGAAGACGAAGAGTTGGCAGAGCTTGCGCTCCGCAAGAGCGCACCGAAAATTTATAAGGGAAATACCGTCCCTCTCCTGCACTTTGGTGTTTTATCAGAGCTAAAAATTACTGACTGGTCGATAGAGTCGGACGATTGGGTCGTAGCTCCCCCGGGGTGTACTTCTGAACAGGTGGTAGCCTTTTATCTGCGTGGTTCCTTCCTTGCGCCGGACTACCTCGACGAAGATCTGCTGTTTCTCCATCGTAAGCTCGTGCCGCCCGAAGAGAGTGGAGAATACTGCGGCGACGACCGCGACAGACCGCTAGAGGGGCAGTTAATTGCTGCCTTGGTTAAGACTAAAAAATTTGGGACGCGTACCCTAATAGGATTCTATGAAACCGATTTTATCGGGCGCGAGCTCGTCCGTATCCGCAAAGACCCGATAGGCGAAGGCCTTGTGTACGAATGCGCCGAATATATCGGCGACATCACATTCGTATCGCGCAGAATTCGTTAACCCACAACCTCGGCTTCAATGATCTTGTCCTTAGCCTCTCTCAAACGGCGCCGGGCGTCGATAATGGCCTGAGCGCGGGAGTCTGCGACTTCCACTTTCACGGCGTCGCCGTAACGGTCGGGCGCCCTTCTTTTCAAGATGTCAATCGTGGCCTGCACCGCGAGCTTGCGGGCAAACACATTGTCGGCGGTTTTGGTCACGGTGACCTGTCTTCCGTCAGCTAAAGTCGTCACAACCTCGTCAACCGTTATAAACGGCTTGTGAGCGATTTCCAGCGCTCGGTCAACTAGGGCATCGCACCCAATGTACATCGCCTCTTCTAGGCGCATTTTGAGGCCTTCCTGACGATTTTTTCGATAGGTGTACTGACTCCTTGTTACGCCCGCGGCGTCGAGCCATCTCTGAAGCACGCCTCCCGAAGAGAGAAAATCGCACAGATGCCGGATTCTCGCTTCGCATAAAACGTCCCCGTCTTCTGCCGGAGGAATATCATGCGGCACCAATCCCAGCTCGGGCATGACCATCTCTCGGAGCGCGACTCTGCCCTCGCGGTTGCGGAGCGACTTATCAGGTTTCTTGGAGCGGCAGACATTCTGCGCCGCTTTCTCTTGGGTTGTCGGCGGCTTCCATTCCTTTACGCTGGCGCCAGCTTTGGTCTTTACTTCCCGCATACGATCTCCTTTCTCTTCCAAGCCATGGGGGGTTGACTTCTCCTTACACCGCGGATGTAGGAGCGCACCGTGGACTCTGACATTTCCATTTTGTCTGCGATCTCGCGGGTTGTCATTCCCGTGGTACGGAGCATAAGAACGTGTTCGACATCGGCGTCGGTGAACTTTGCGCGGGGATGTCCGCTGCCGATTCGCCGCCCTTTGTCGTTATAGGCAATATCGACGTAGATTTTCATTTTCTCTTGGGATTTCATATTGTTAGCTGTAATTGTAAAACGGTTTTTCACAATATGGAAAAATTTTTCTGGGCATGTAAAAGATCACCCCTCCTAGGCTGAAATGGTTTGGGAGTGCCGAAAATTTCTCGGAGCAGTAAGAGGCGGCGCGACGCGGCCGGCTCAGGGGGTGGGGGTCGGCGTGGCAAACTCCCGGGGAGAAGGGTGGGTAAAGATATGCATAATATAAACATTTAGAGAAGTATTCAACATAACCGGTATTATGTTGAGTTGGTAGCAAACAGCACCGACACGCGCGCGATCCTGATGGGGTTATTCTACGCGTTGTCTTGCCAATTGGGTTATGAAAGGAGCGGGCTGTTTCGGTGTTTTGCACCGTCCCTCCGCTAACGGCAATTCAGTCGTAAGCAATATTCCAGTCTTGGCTGCCATTGGTGACCCTTACTCTGTCTCATTCTCCTAAATTTCCGCCAAAACGCCTAGGGTGAGAATACCGGGTGAGGATGGCCTTTTTTACTAC